TCGTCGGCGCGCTCGGAAAGCTCGCGCACCGCGAGCGGGTCAGCAACCGCCGCCAGAAAGTCCTCGTTGTCCTCGGAGTAGTTACCGTCAGGACGCGCGAGCCCGGCGATGTGATCTAAGAACGCCGGGCTCTTGTCGAGGAAGATGTCTTCCAGCTTGGCGACGTCCGTCTCGTCGGTCGCATGGATGTTCTGCCAGATGACGTCTTCGTAGATATACGCCGCCTTGCGGCCTGGCTGCGCCACGAACGTCTGCGGCGCGACCATCTCGGTCTCGGTGCCGTCGTCGTTCAGCAGACCAAGCCGCCCCGTCAGCATGACGTTGAGGTGCGTCGTCTTGTGGCGGTGGCCTATGATGAACGCGCCCGCTGGCATATGCACTTCGCGGATGTAGACGCCCGGCCCGAACCGATGCGTGACCGGGCAATCGGCCTGCTGTTGGCCGAGAAACTGACGTTCGAGCGTGTCGATGTCGGCTTCGTGCGCCATCACCGTCACTGCGTCACCTCGCGCCCGCTCGCCCGGATGTTGATGGCCGAAGCCGTTCCGGCGATAGTAGAGATGAAACCGTTCGGAGCCAAGACCTGCCCGACGATTTCGGGAAAAGTGTACGTCTCGTTGGCCTGAAGCGTTTTGGTTCTGACGATCACGTTGTCGTTTCCGGCTGCGCCAGCAAACGTGACGAGGTTGACGCTGATCGTCGCGGCCGTGGCGGTGTAGTTGGTGGCCGTGAACTTGTCGATAATCGTCGTCACGCCTTGCGCCGTGTACTGCGTCGTTTGCGTATTTTCGGCCGTTTTGGCGGGGATGAGAACGCGGACGGTGACGGTCATGGTTTACCTCGGCACAAGGGTTATCGTGGGGGCGACCGTATAGGTCACACGCAAATAATCGTATGGCGACAGCCAAAATACCCCGGAGGTCTGGCCGACGCTATAGAAGGTTACGTTGTCGCGCGAAAACGCGATGGCCGACACCGTGCCGCCCGCCACGATCAAGTCAACCGCGCCGCCCGTCGTGTTCTGGGTCGTGAAGGGCGACGCCCCTACGGTGACGGCGCGCGGTGGCAGCTTCCATCCGGGCAGTTCGCTCGCCGGAGGCGGCGCAACGGCAAGTCCTTCAATAGCAGCTTGCAACGCCGCGTTCGTATCCGACACATACGACATCGGCGCAGCCGATACTGTGTCTTGTAAGGTAACGAAAACAGTGCTTTCGCTCGGTGGTCCTACTTGCAAATCTTGAAGCGTCGAAAAATTTGATCCGCTGCCCGTCAGATTGAACAGGTTGAAGAAGAACCTATACCACTCCCGCGATATAAGCCCCGTCCGCTCGTCGATAACGGGGACGCGCGGAGCGGGAATGTTCGTGATGTTGGGCGGGTTGGCCATAGACGTTACCCGACGAGCCAACTGCTGCCAAAGAACACCGGGACGAAGCTCGAACCGCCGCCGGAGACCGCCGAGCCGAAGGACGCAACAGACGAGTCGCTGACGAAAGCGCGCATTCCGGTAACCCCGGTCGGAAGCGTAGCGACCGTATAAACCGGAAAGACGACCGGCGCAAAAGACTGACTGTAGGCGGTGCGTATCGAGAAGACGCCCGCACCGCCAATCTGAAAGTTGTAGATGTTCTGCGAGCGGTTGTAGCTGATGAAGTCGTTCGAATCGAACGAAATAAGGGGGTTGCTGGATACGATCTGCTGGTAGAAGTTATTGTCCACCGCCAGTCGCGGGGCCAAGCACCAGACGTTGCCGTTATAGTTGCCGGCCGTATTGGCGTTTACCGCGACCGACCCGGACATCTGGACGACGCCGCCGAGCGCGTTAATGCCGTAGCCGGTGTTGCCGATACTTTTGCCGCCTGTAATGCGGACTTCATAGTCGTTTATGGTTGCGCCGATACGGAAGCCGTCGCCCGCGCTCCCCAAAACGTAGGGCATGACGAAATCGTAGTCCAAGCCCGCTTGGATTTCGATGCCGTGCGTGACGGAATAGTCGATCTCAATATGCCCGATCCGCCCGATAGCCGGATAGGTCGAGCCCCCAGACGTATTGCGGATGATAGCGCCGCGCCCGCCGACGATACCAAGATATTTGACTTCAAGGCTGTGGCAGTTGCCGTCCCAATCAAGGCCGTATTCGGTGTCGCCGGGATCGAGCAAAACAAAATTTAGCGTAAGGACGTCCGACCGCTTGGCGTCGCTACCAAACCACTTTACGCCTGGCCCGCGCAGAGCGCCCCACATCCAGTCCACGACAAACGTATTTGTCTGTTCAACGTAGAGCGCGCCGAAGCCGCTGATAATGTAGGCCTTGTGGATCTTACAGCGGTTGGCGTTGGCGGCGTAAATCGCATACCCCGCTGTCTGACCAGGCGAGTTAAAGGTTGCGCTCAACTCGACGCCGTTCGCGGTGATGCGAAAGCTGTTGATAGCGCCGGAGGTGCGGATGACGCCGGAACCGATAACGCGTTGGTTGTTCGTGGATATGACTAGTTCCGACGTATGGAGATACGTCTTGCCCGCCGTCAGGTTCACATCCTTGCCGCTGACAAGCGCAGCCTGAAGCGCGGCAGTGTCATTGGCGATGCCGTCACCGACTGCGCCGAAATCTTCGGGAACGACGAAATCATTCCGCAGACGCGACTGAACCGTTTGCGCGACAGACCCTGCACTGCCTTGGATATAACCGATCAGCGACGAACCCGTCGACGCTGAAAGCGCGTCGAGCGAAGAACTGTCGGCGATGCCGGGGATATTATCATACGTGCGTATTTCGACGTTCAGCGCGTCTTTGACGACGAACTTGTAGAATACCCCGTCCGTCAACCAGATTTGCGACGGCGGTCGGCCGGCCGCGTCCAGCACGAGGGGGTTCGAATTGGCGGTCGCCCCGCTTGACGACGTATAGGTGGTGGCAGGCGTCGTCGTGCCCGCTAGGTAGGTGAACAGCAGACCGCCCGACAAAGGCGCGCCATCGTCAGTGAAAAACTGCCACCCGGCACCACCAAGCGAAGACAGACTAACGGACATAGTGGACCCTCATTTCAATTGCGCCAGCATACGTTGAGCTGCGGCCAAAGTCACGATTTCGCGTTGAGCAGTCAGGCATTGGTCGCCCCCGCCCGAAGCTCAGCCCCCATGATGGCGATTTTCACCGGGTCAGTGCCCGAAACCTCGTATACTCGGTCGCGAATTTTTTGCGTCATGCCGAGACGCCGCCAAAACGCGCGGTAGCCGTATCGGCCGATCTGGCCGATTGACGCCCAGTGTTCGTTCGACCAAGTGTGACCGCCGTCGTCCGACCATCGCAGCATGGCCTTGGGTATCATAGTCACCAACGAGGAAATGGTAGCGTAGATGACGTTGCCATTTTCTGTCAGAAGGCGGTCGCCGTTCTCCGTCAAAAGCGCGCCAACAAGCACTTCGCTGATAAACGTGTCGGGTTCGCTAGGCGGTTGGTTCAGCCCTACGCCCGTTTCGCAGTCTAGCTGAAGACTGTGGTGCGTCGTGCGCATCAGAGTATTCTGCCCAGTCGGCAACGCTCGCCACGACCGCAGCCACCGCTGGGTAGCTCCGTTGTCGGCGTAGACGTCGAGATCAAAAGCGTAAAGGTTGCCGTTCTGGTAATCGCCCAGAACGATCTCGCTGCTGAACGACATCTGGCAGTTGCTGCGGTGACGCGTAAATCTGCCGTTGTCCCAGCCCGCTCGTTCATGCCAGGCTTGTGTCGCAAGATCGTACACCCAAGTCGTGTCGGCCTGCGGAAAAATCAGAACGTAGAAGGAGTGGCCGTCCTGCTGGTAGGTGTACGCTACTGCATCGGACAGATCGCCGTACTGTTGGATTTGCCATTCGACGGCGTGCGTCGAGATGCGTTGACCGACATAGCCGTTAGCGCGATATACCACACCCTGCCCGCGTGCGTCGGCACCAAGCCAAAAGACGGTGTTGTCCATTTTGGCGACCGAGTACGGAGCCGCGCAACCGACCTCGTTGAACGCGCCTTGAATGCGCTGAAGCGGAAAATCGGCGGTGCCGGCGTTGTACCATACTTCGACCGAATTGGTGCCGAACAGCCACGCTTCGCGGTTAGTAATGATGATCGACATCAGCCCGTCGGGGGAACCTTCGGCACTGGCAAAATCGAGAGGATTGACGGAAAGGCCGTCCAATAGGCTCGTCACCCAGATCTTCTGGCTGTTCGGCTCGTTGAAAACAAAATAGCCGTCAAGATAGCCGACCTTTACTGCGCCGGGGAAATCCGGGTCCGTGATTTGAAGAAACGTGTTCGTCAGTGCGTTGTAGACGTAGCCGGGGCCGTTGGCGGCAATGAACAACTGCGTGCCGTTGTCGGCCATCGACACCGGCCCCACACCCGCAACAACGCCGAGCGGCGTGACGGTCCAATCAGGCGTTATCCTGTAGAGTGTGTTGCCCGACACGGCGAAACCAAGCCCGGCAAATTGCCAAAGCCCACGAACGGGGCCGGTGCCGACTGTAGTCAGCAACCGCAAGCCGGGTGCGCGCTGCAAAAACGCTGGCTCTTTGCCGCCTTCGGGGACAAGTTCGGGGTAGAGGTTGATCATTCTGTTGTCCGCAGCGTTGAGGCTGCGGGCGACATAGGCCGACCCTAGAATGGGCGTCTTCATCAGAAGTTCCCGGCAAAGATGTTGTAGCGCTGGCGCGTGCCGGTAATGCTGTACGGGATTGCCATAATATCGTCGGGGTTATTGATGCGCTTGATGTTGCGCTTGGACGACATTGCGATGCGCAGCACCTGCGGCGACGGTTCGACGCCAAACTCAGGAGCCATTTCGCACGCCAAGTTGTACCGGAACGCCCGCAGGTAGCCGGGCGGAAATGCCAGCGTCGTCGCCAAGTTGGCGGGCTGGGTTATCTCTTCGACGGAGATGAAGTGAAACTCCAGCTCGCGGAACGGCACCGGATAGACGTACAGCTCAATGTCCGGGTACGTCATGTTGACGAACATGACCTGCGGATAGGTGCTGGTAACGGTCTTGACCGCAATGCCGTTGTACTGCTGCTGGTTGATCAGCTTGATGCCGTAGGACACGTTGGTCAACGGATCGCGGAAGAAGGTGCTGTCGTCCACCATGACAGGTCGGTTGCCGACCAGATTGCCGGTCGGCCCGAGCGTGCGCACGCGCTGGTTGGTCGGCCACGTCAGCACCTGGTCCTGCGTCGCATAGACGGATAGGCGCTCCGTATTCCAACTGTCGATCATCTGGTTCATAGCCGACAGCGCGTCCTGCGACGTCTCAGCCGAAGGCGTCTCGCCTTCAGCGAGAACTCCCAGAAGACGCAGTGCGCCGTTAATCTGCTCGCCCGCTGTCGTCATCGGTTACCTGTTCCTGCTGCTGCCGAGGCGGTCGCCCGCGGCGTCGTAAAACCAGACCGTTAACGTCTGCCGCCACAGGGGCCGAGGGCGTCTCGGGATCAAAGCGTACCCATCCGTGTTCCTCGTCGTAGACCGCCTCCATTTCCATGGTAGCGACCTTTGCGCCGTGAACCGGGTGCCGAAGATATATCATGTTTTACCCTGAAAGAAAAAGGCGGCCCGTAGGCCGCCGATCTCGGCTTACGCCACGCGGTAAATCGTATACGCCGCGTCGCCGGTCTTACGGAACCGGAAAATGCCCGACGTGTTGTTGGTCTTGGTCACCGCGTCTTGAATGACGTCGTTGCCAACAAGGGTGTTGCCCGTGCCCGCGGTGAACGTTACGTCATTAGCGGCATTGTCGCCAATGTTGACAAACGCGCAGTCGAAAGTCGAACCGACCTTCAGGCTGGGGAAAGCCGCGTCGAGAAGCGCGCCGGTCGGGAACACATATGTGCCCGCGTCCGTGCCGCCAGAGTCCATCGTGCAGACGCCCGCAGCCAGATTGGCAGCGGTGATCGTGACGGATGCGCCGCTAAGAGCAACCGGCGTATCAGTGTTGTAAAAGCTAACTTCGCCAAGGTTGCCGTCGCCAAGCTGGTAGCCACCAGCGCCGTTCGGAAAAGCCATCGTGATGTTCCTTCTAAGTGGGAGAGGCCCCCGGCCGCAGCCGGGGGCGAGGACACCTTAGCCCCAGATGCGGCAAGCCATCTGCGGGCGGATCACGCCGAAGCCGTAAAGGACGTCAATACGGCAGGGCATACGGTCGTTGTTGATGTCGTACTGGCGCACGACACGCAGCGAGATACCGTTGTGGACCTGACGCGACGCCATATCGACGCCCTGCGGGAGCAGAAGGTCGGCGGTGGCGAAAGTGATCGCATCCTTGTGGTAGACAAGGTTCTGCGGGTACTGCGTCGAGGCGGACCCGAGGAACGTAACGACAGCGCCGGACTGCGGGAAGCTGTCCACCGTCGCCAGAGCGTTCGCAGGCGTGTAGATGGCCGGGCTGACCTTGACCGTAAACGTGCCGGAGACGCCAGCGGTGTCTTCCGTAACCACGAACTGCTGGAGCGAGCCAGTGGACTCGCGGGTCTGCGGGTTGACGGCAAACACGCTGCCGATGGTGAACACGTCACCAACCTTGAGGGTCGTGGTGGCCGAGCCCTGAGACAGGACAACGGTCGTCGCGCCCTGAGCGGAGACAGTGGTTCCAACAGTCGTAGACGCGGTACGGGAGAACGTGCCGGTCGAGAACTGCTTGATCGACTGCGACATGCTGATCTCTTCATAGCCCAGCACTCCCGTTCCCATCAGGCCGTTTTTGAACTGGCGGCTGATAGTGTCGGTCGGGTTGAAGAGGCCCTTCATGCCTTCCACGAGCGCAGCGTTGGCAGCGGGGTTAACCGTCGCATAGCGCGGGGCCATGACAGCAGCGTTCTCGTTCAGCTTCTGCTGCGCCTGGAGGAGCACAAGCGAAGTCGACGGCGTCGTGCCGGGCGTGCCGACCGAGTTGTAGATCGACTTGAACGAGTTGGCGACGTCCGCGTCGATGGACGAGGCGAGCTGCGAGATACGAGGCTTCAGCACGCGCTCAGCGAAGTCGTCGAGCTGCATGGTGAGTTCGGCGGTCGTGAAGTTGACGCCGATGTGCTTCTGGGAGGCGACGGAGAGCGTGGTGAACTGCTCGTTGTCGTCCTGTACCTGAAGGGCAGCGCCGTCCGTGACCAAAGCGCGGTCGGGCAGACGGATGCGCAGGGTGGAGCCGATCTTGGCTCCCTCAACCGCGAAACTGTCGTCGTACTGACGGTTCACGGTGCGGGTCAGCACAAGGTTGTTCTCAAGGATTTCGAGAGCCTTGCGCGTGATCATGTCAATAGTAAGAAGCGAGTTAGCCATTTGGTTACACCTTTAGCGACGTTGAGCTTCCAGCTTCCTAATTTGACGCTGACGCTCTGCTTCGATCCATTCCGACGTGCTCATCGCTTTGATGGAGCGGGGGTCGGTGGTGTCGTAAGCCGGCGAACCGGTGTTAACGCGAGCGGCAACGGGCGCAATAGGAGCCGGAGCAGTTGAAGTCTTCTTGACCGGTGGGTTTGCGGCGATCTTCGCCTCAATCTTCCCGATCTCTTTTGCCTGCAAGATAGACGGCAAAGTGGCGATACGAGCGGCCTCTTTCGGGTTTGATCCGAGCCAATAGATGACGTCGGGACCGATGTCGGACGCTTGGATCGACTGCGCCATCACGTCAGTGACGGGGAGCTGCGGGTTGTAGGCGACCTGTTCAAAGTCGTCGTACTTAGACCGCGCGTCCTCCTCACGTTCGTGATAGGCCTCAAGAAACTGAGCGTGCTGCTTCGCGGTTTCCCGCTGGGCAATAAGCTCCTGTGCCTTACGTTCCGCCAGCGCCTCGGCGTAAGCCTGGGCGCTTTCAAAATCGTCGGCAGCAGGCGGCGGTGCAGAGGGCGTGCGCTTGGCTTCCAACTCTGCAAACCGTTGAGCTTGCTCGCGTTCCCACTTACGCTGTTCTCTTGCGAGGCGCTTTCCGACAATCGCGTCAAGCTCTTCCTGAGAGAAAGTCTTGGACGTTTCGGTCGGCTGTCCTTCCGGCGTAGTAGCTTCAGGAACGGGGGCTGCCGTAGCTTCCGGTTCCGGCGCGGGTGTAACCGCTTCATCGCTCATA